TACAAAGTTCAATTAATAGAAAACTATGAACAATTAATATTAAGTTCATCAACGGATTATACTGGTGGTAATATTGCATACTATACATCATCAATATCATCTTTACAGGAAGTTGAAAGACAAAAAATCAAAAAAGAAAAAATCATTCAAGGATTTGATGGATTTGAAAAATATTTATATCAATCATCTTCAATGTCGTGGCCGTATAGAGGTAGTGAGAGAGATTATCATTTATCTTCTAGTGTTATAAATTGGTATAAAGATACAATTGCAAAAGCAGAAGAATTTGATGTTCAAAATTCAAGTTGGATTCAAAACAATATACCACAATTTATTGTAAATAATGAAGATAATACAAGTTTATTATTATTCTTCTCAATGATTGGACACCACTTTGATACAATATACTATCATACTAAATCAATAGAAAGAAGTAGAGGGTTAGGTTATAAGTCCAAAGATATATCTGATAAATTATTATTCGATGTACTTAAGTCATTTAATTGGGATGCAAAAAATTTAGGAACAGATTCTCAATTATGGGAATATGCTTTTGGATTGGATTCAAATGGTAGTAGTAAATACAATAATCCTGCCAAACAAAGAACTTATGAAATTTGGAGAAGAATCATAAATAATTTACCATATCTTTTAAAACACAAAGGTACAAGAAAGGGGGTATATGCAATTATGGCATGTTATGGTATCCCATCATCAAACCTTTCAATTTTAGAATTCGGCGGACCAGAAGTAACGGAAGTTACTAAAAGTAAATTAGTAATGGATAACATTACAACTGCTGTTAAATTCTATGGAAAAGATTCTGGAAGTATTAAATTAGAATGGAAAAATACCGAAAGAAATAGAAAGCCAGACACAATAGAATGTTTTGTTAAACCGGCATATAGTGGTGATTTTACAATTGTATCTGGTAATGGATGGGATATAAAAGTAAGCGGTTCCACTGGAACAGATTATGGTAAAATTATATTTAACTACTCCGGTTTAAACGCAATAACATCATCATTACTACCAATATTTAATGATAATTTCTTTGGTATAGAGGTTAGTAGAAATAGTGGAAGTATATCTTCTAGTTTTGAATTGAATGTAAGACAAGCTAATAAAGAAAGAACTATTTTTGAAGAATCAGTATCAGCAAGTATTTTAAACGCTAATACTAATTGGGATGATGGTTATTATATTTATATTGCAAGTGGTAGTACTGGATATACTGGTTCATTGGATGAATTCCGTTTATGGTCTACTCCATTAGATAAAGAAAGATTCTACGAACACGTTTCATTTCCGGAAATGATTAACGGAAATCATATCTCCGCATCTACTGATGATTTATTTTTTAGATTGGACTTTGAATATCCAAAAAATTTAGCCGCATCTTCTTCATTATTAAATGTAGATACAAATATTTACTTTTCATCTTCTTTATATAGAAATGACTTAGAAAGTGGTTCTATAAATAAAGGAACATTAATATTTTCAGAAAACCCATCAGCATCATATTCTGCATCTGCAATTGGATTTCCATCATTGACGGCATATCCATATCAATTTGAAGCAATAGATAGAAGTGTTGTATTGGAGATTCCAGATTTGGGTGCAAGTAGGTATTCAACTAATAAAGTTAGATTTGAATCACAAGAATTAATACAAGATTTATCATCAAAATATCGTTCAACCAAAAAGGCGTTTGACCAATCACCAACTGATTCTAATAGAGTTGGTTTATTTTTCTCTCCTACAAAAGAGTTAAATATTGATATTGCTAAATCATTTGGTGGATTGAATTTAGATAATTACATTGGAGACCCTTCTGATTTTTATAAATCAAATTATAAAAGTTTAGATACTTTAAGAAATTACTATTTTAAAAGATTTGATGGTAGAGATATATACGCATACATTAACTTAATCAAACTATATGAGAAATCTATGTTTGAAGATATTAAGAAAATGTTGCCGGCAAGAGTTAAAGCAACTACTGGTTTATTAATTGAACCACATATTTTAGAAAGAAGTAGAATACAACAAAATAAACCAACTGGTTCTTCATATCAACAAGATGTAGTAATTCATTATAGTGATACTACCATTTTAACATCGGATAATTTACAATATGAAGCAATTGTAGATGGTGATTTATCAGAAAATTTATTAGGTGAAAATAATCAATATGAATCTCTAATAACCGAAACTACAATAGATTCTGTTTTCGCTGAAAATAATCAATACGAATCTTTAATAGATACGGAAGAATCATTGACACAAAGCGGTGATTATTATCAAAATTATGTGACAATTGATGCAAAATTGGAAGAACCTACTATATTAACGGAAATTGATTTAGGATTAGATACTTATGGTCAAACCGCGTATGAAACAATAGGTTTTGGAATATATGCACAAAGTGGTTCAGCTATTAGAACATATTTTGATAAAGATGGTAGACGTGTTAAAGAAAGAATTAGAATTCAATTGATAACCGAAGAAAAGGAAAAAATGATAACCAAATTTGCAGTTACATCATCTGCAACTGGATTAGGTGACCCACGCGGTGGATATATTTCGGATATTAAAACATATACTGAAACAAAATTAAATATTCAACCATTTTCTGGCTCAACAGTCCCTGCGGTTGGTGGTAAGATAGTTAAGGTTGTGCCTGTGCATGGATATTTACCAACTCATTATAGAAATACTTCCGATTTAACAAGAGGATTACAAAATTCTTTTTATAAAGGTTCAAAAAATACTGCAGCGACTACATTAGATGGTACACCGCCGGTTGAAACATTTATATCTAACCCTAATACATTAACGGTAAACAAAACTGGTAGAAGTACATCGGAACCAATTTTGGAAGTAGAATAAACGGAATTTTAAAAATGTAATATTTATAAACAAAGATAATATTAAACTATGGGATATTTAAGTAACACAGAATTGACGGTAGACGCAATTCTTACTAAAAAAGGTAGAGAAAAATTAGCTGCCGGACAAGGATTAAACATTACTCAATTTGCATTAGCAGATGATGAGATTGATTACTCTTTATATGAGCCAGCACATCCAGGTGGTACAAGTGAATACGATTCGGCTATTAAAAATATGCCGGTATTAGAAGCAAATCCTGATGAAACTCAAGTAATGAAGTATAAGTTAGTAACTTTACCAAAAAACACAACAAGAATTCCGGTTGTTGAACTTGGCCAACTTCCATTTGGACTTACACAAAGAAGTGGTGAGATTACATTATCTCCAACCACATCTCCTGGAGGAAATAGAACTTTGGGGTATACCGTTATATTGGCAAATAAAAATGCAGGGGATATTGTAGGTGAAGGTGTAACTTCGGATGTAGGTTCAGTACCAGTATTCATTGGTGATGATGTATCTGCAACTGCGGCTATTGCTAAAGGATTATCTTTCAAATTTATTCCAAACCCATCTTTAACTTCAACCATTAAAACTACAATCACGGTTTATGGTAATGAAACGGGTGGTTCACAAACAGTACCATTAACAGTAACTTACGTTCAATAATATAAACTATGGCAGTAATAAGAGAAAATAGAGGGTCCCTTTTAGCAAGTAATTTATCACAATACTTAGCAGGTGCAGCAAACACCGCAGGCACTCCAATTGATACTAATGAATTAATTAGAATCGTAAACCAATTTTTAGGAACTGGCGAGCAAATCAGTTCGGATATAACAACCATCTCAAATGGTATTTATAAAAAATTCGGTGCAATTGATAAAGTAACTAATAGAACTGAAATCGTAACTTCTGGAATATGGAGTGGTGATACTGGTTCATTTGATGTTAAAGCAGACTTTACATCATCTACACAAGTTGCATCAACAAGTGGTAGATACTATTTAGATGTTTACAATATGTTACCAAGTTCAGATGCAGCAGAAGTTCAATTCTCAATTGCATATGGTCATGCATTAGGATATGGTGCACCAACATTTACACAAAATGATGATTCAACATCTCCAACAAAGGCAACTTATAATCAATATAAAAATGTATTATTAGATTCTGCAGACCCATATTTTAGTATATATTTGAGTAGTTCAACTGCTGGTATCGTTGCAGGTGGAACTGATATGCAATCATTCTACGCAATTAACATCAATAGAGCTAGATACAAAGAAAGATTAGACCCAGGTAATATATCAATAGATTTATCTGGTTCAGTAGGATTAGTAACCTTAATTGATGATAGTGGTGGAACTGATGAAAATGTAACAACTGCTGGTAGAGTTTATAATTTAGTTAGTGGTTCATTAAACATTGGAACAGCAGCAACTGCATCTATTAATAGTTATGCAGCTAAAAACGGAGAAGGATATGGTTTATTTTATCCAGATATGGGAATTATATTATTAAACCCATCTGCATTATCCGCATCGGTTGATATCAAATTAGCACCTGCATATAATTCTATTAAAGATACATATCATCAAAAAAGTACTACTAATGCATCTGGTTCAATTGCATTATTGATGGCATTAAGTGGTGGTATGGATTTCCAAGTAAGAAGAACTGAAAATGTTTCAACATCTCATTACTTTGTAAGAGCAAATAATAGAGAATTTAATTTCTCAAACAATCCTACATTTGTAACCGGTTCAACTGGTCAATTTGTTCAACCATTATTTGAAAGAGACCCGAAAGTTTATATTACGACAGTAGGTTTATATGATGATTCAAATGAATTATTAGCAGTTGCAAAAACTTCTAGACCAATTGAAAAATCATTTGATAAAGAACTTGCAATAAAGGTTAAATTAGATTTCTAATCGGAGAATATATTAAATAATGTTAAACCCCCGTTTTATGGGGGTTTTTCATTAAAAGAATATTTATATACGATATGTTAAAAAGAATACCAAAGTCAGATATTAGTATTAGGCCATTTAAAGCCTATAAAGAATGGAGTTTCAATGATAGTTCTACCGAGATTTCTTTATTAGAAGCAGAGGAGGGAAATTATCTATCTTCATCTATTTCTCAAAATGGAGATTTATCATTTTCTAAAAGAGGAATATATGGGCAATTGAGGGCTCAATTTTATAATGGTACGGAAGATAATCCATTTTTAAGAACAGGTAATAAAAGTAAAGTATACACCACTGCAATATTAGCAAAAGAAAGATTTTTAAGTGGTTCTGCAAAAGTAATTTCTATTCCACAAATATATGTTGGAGAAGGAATAAAAAAAGGTTCGGTTGTTTTAACTGATAACTTAAATACATCAACTGAATTTGGATATACGGATGACTCTAATGGAAATTTACAAGATTATAGAGATACTGTAATTTTGAGTAGAATTGATATTCAAAATCGATTAATTAATTTTACCGATTTAGTAGAAAATGAATATTCAACTTCTTTGGCCTATGCACCGGATACTGATTTTGATATAAATGATGGAAAACTTACATTAACATATAATGGTATAGAATATGAAAATTTAGATATAGTTTCAATTGATATATTAAGTGGAATTTGTATCATAGAAGATATTCCATTTTTACCAGAAGAAGCGAGTGGTACAAAGATAGGAAATGTATTTTATAATCAAGGATTAATTGTATTAACAAGAAATTCGGCAAATAGATTATTAAATGATTGGAAAGTTGATTACAAATCTACTCAAACTATTTATGAACATGAATATCTTTTAATAGCAAATGAAGATGAATTCAATGTATCACAAAATCCAACGGCAATTGTTGAAGTTGGTAAAGAAACTGGATTTGTATCAGGTAGTGATGGAAAGATATATAAAACTACAATAAACCCAGGAGTAAAATATATTAGAAAAAAATCAGTATTAGATAATGGTAATATATTAGATTACAGATTTAGTGGTTCGGTACCTGATAAAAATAATATATGGCAGTATGCTGGATTTGAACATTATGAAGTGAGTGGTTCAACTGATTCAACTGGTTCATTCTTAGCACCATTTATAACAACCATTGGTCTATATGATGACAATTGTGATTTAGTAGCAGTTGCAAAATTACCACAACCAATAAAATCGGAACCTGATATTCCTGTAAACTTTATTGTACGATTTGATACATAATCTTATATTTATATACAAAAACAAATAACATGGCTAAAACTATTTTAGAATTATACGACGAACAAAAAGCAGGTGGATGGGAAGAAGGTAAACCGGCTGCAGCATTAGTAGATGCAAATAAGGCAAATGACAAAACAAAGTATTCAGTTGGAGTTGATTTTTCTGGAACAAAAGATGCAGATGATAAAGCTATTACTGCATTTGAGAAAATTTCACCAGCTGGTAACAAATATGGTTTAGCAGGTGCACAACTTGGTGGTGGTAGTTCGTATCTAAAAAACGGATATACCGATGTGAAACCATATGGTAAGCTTGATAGAGCAAAATAACATTTAATGGCAAAAAAAGTTACAAAAAAGAACAATCCAAAATGGGTTGCGCAAAAATATGGGTTTAAGTCTGGTTTAGAAGAAACCATTTCTCAACAAATAGAATCACAAGGAATTAAAGTAGAATATGAAACTGAAAAAGTTCCATACATAATTCCTGCATCCACTCACCACTATCATCCCGATTTCAAACTACCCAATGGTATTAGAATAGAGACAAAAGGTAGGTTTGTGGCAGCTGACCGTAAGAAACACTTATTGGTTAAAGAACAAAACCCAAATATGGACATTAGGTTCGTATTTTCCAATTCAAAGAACAAAATTACCAAAAAATCTAAAACTACCTATGGTGATTGGTGTGAAAAAAACGGATATAAATATGCCGATAAAATCATACCAGAAGAGTGGTTTTTAGAGGAAAATAAACCTTAAAATATTTGGAAATATCAAATATTTATCGTATATTTAAGTCGTGTTGAAGCAAAACGATAAAAATATAGTTACAAATACGCTGTCTAATGCGTTAGGTAGTTATTCCGTATTACGGGGTAATGAACTTGCATTTTACTGTCCTTTCTGCAATCACCATAAACAAAAACTTCAAGTTAATACCGATTCTCAAAAATGGCATTGTTGGACGTGTAATAGTGGTGGTAAAAAATTAACATCTTTATTAAAAAAGTTAGATGTTGATAGAAAGACAATTTCTATCATTAGAGAGATATATGGTGATTCCAATTATAACCCACAATTAGAGGATGCCGATACAAAGGTGTTCATTTCCCTACCAAAAGAATTTAAATCTCTTAATGAGGTTCCTAATGGGTTTAATCCAGAATATAAACACGCAATACATTACCTTAATGAAAGGGGTATTACTGAAAAGGATATTGTAAAATATAACATAGGATATTGTACAGAAGGATTATATTCTAGAAGAATAATTATACCATCATACAATTCCGATGGTTCATTAAATTACTTTGTTTCTCGTTCTTACTATCCAGAAGAGAAAATGAAATACAAAAATCCCCCAATCAGTAAAAATGTAATATGTTTTGACTCTCAAGTAAATTGGAATGAACCGATTATACTTTGTGAGGGTGTATTTGATGCAATCACAATTAAAAGAAATGCAATTCCATTATTAGGCAAATTTCCATCCAGATTATTAGTTGAAAAAATATTTATGAGTGGAATTACCGATATTATTATTTCATTAGATAACGATGCAATTAATGAGGCACTTAAAGCTGCCGAATATTTTAGAAAGCAAGGTATTCATGTAAAAATGATGTACCTTAAAGATAAAGATGCCGCCGATATGGGGTATGAAAAATTCTACGAAGAACTAAATAAAACCAAAGAGTTTTCATCGGAAGAATTATTGTTAAACAAAATAAACTCACTATGAGTAGTAAATTAAAAACAATTTACCATATTGCTGATGTACACATCCGTAATGTAAAAAGACACAAAGAGTATAGACAGGTATTTGAAAAAATGTTTGAGGAAATCCGTAAAAGAGGAACCGAAGATGCTATTATATATTTGGCAGGTGATATTGCTCACGCTAAATTAGAAATGTCACCAGAATTAGTCAACGAAATAAGTTGGTTATTCAAAGAGTGTGCTAAAACTTGTCCTACAATTCTTATTACCGGAAATCACGATTGTAATATGAACAATATGGATAGAATGGACGTTCTTACTCCATTGGTTGATGCATTAGAATTAGAAAACTTTTATTATTTGAGAGATACACAAGTATTTTCTATTGGTGGTATTGATTTTTCAGTATTTTCAATTTTAGATAACAAAGAAAATTGGATTACTGCTGATAAATTGTTTGGTAATAAAAAGATTGCATTAT